AACCAAAACAACCCACACAATGTCACTAAGCAACAAGTGGGGCTAGGGAATGTCACGAATGTTGAGCAAGCAAGTAAGCAAGATCTTCAAAATCACTTAAACAATCATAACAACCCTCACGGTGTTACCAAGACTCAGGTTGGATTGGGAAACGTGACAAATGTGGAACAGGCTAGTAAGCAGGAGTTCAACGCTCACGCTACTAATCGAAAGAATCCTCATAACGTGACGAAAGAGCAAGTCGGTCTAGCAAATGTGACGAACGTGGAACAAGCCAGTAAGACTGATTTTGACGCTCACGTAAGAGATACGACTAAACACATTACTCAACAGGAGAGAACCTCTTGGAATGGTAAGGCAGATGGTCGTGCGTTGACAGACCACACAGGGAATCGTAATAATCCTCACGGTGTTACAAAGGCACAGGTCGGTCTAGGTAACGTAGTCAACGTAGAACAAGCGAGTAAGAGTGAATTTAATTCTCATTCGCAAAATTCGACTATTCACGTATCGAGCGTGGATAAGAATAGATGGAATAATGCTCAACTTACCAAGCTGACAAACGACAATGGCAGTGCTAAGGCTGCTACAGGAAGCTGGGATAACTATGTGGAATCAGGCATGTATACAGGAGCAGGGCTGACGAATTCACCCAAGGGGTCACGTTCTCCGCTCTATGTGACTGTAACCAAAATCGACGGCCAGAACGTCATGCAGCAGGCAGTAGATAACATGAATACATTTACTGCGGTTAGAACCAAAGTGAATGGCGTTTGGGGAAGCTGGCAGGTGTTGCCCAGGCTGGATATGAGAGTCATTCCTTTGGAATTTGAGAGTGGTGTAAGACCATCTAGGTTCGCTCTTGAAGGCGATAATAAAATTTATGTCATTGGTAATGTCGTAATTTTGAAATATGCAATTGACGGAAATTCGCTAGAAAATGCTCCAAATAATAATTCGATGTACGACAAAAAAATCTTTAGAATCCCCACATCTCTTTTGCCTGCGAAGCGTGGTGGCGAAACAGAATCGTTGCCAGCGCTTTATGGTAAATCCGACATGGTTGTATCTCAATACAAAAACAATTCTCCTGCAGGTTCATTCTTTGCTTCAGAAGTGTTTTTTAATCACAAAGATGGCTTGTGTCATACAACACCACCGATACCTCCGTACCAGAATTACTGCAATATTTTTATGTGGATTAAGAAATAAATTATAGAAAGAAGTAAATAACATGGAATTTTTAGTAGAAAACAAACTTTTTAGAGTTGACAAAACAGTAGTAACTATCCGTAAAGAACAACCTTTCACGTATTACACTCGTGAGCTTGACGGAGACCGACTAGGTGACTCTGATGAAAAAATCATTCAAGCAGTCCTAGAGCAAGTCCATGCAGAGCTTGACCCAACGAGTGCTATTGTTCAAGCGCAAGCGAAGCTGCAAGAAAATCAGGCTAAACTTCAAGAAACTGAACAAAAACTGGCTGAGACAGAAGCCAAACAGACGGCTACAGACCAAGAAGTTAAGCATAATAAAGCTGAAACAGACCGCTATGGTAAAATCATCCATGCGGTCGTTTTAAATGCCGTAGCAGGCAAGACAATCGCTTATGGAACAAACTACAAGGAATTGGTAGAGTTGATTCCACTCGCTGAAGTCGGTAAACGCTACATGGCACATGACTTGATTACCCTTGAAGACCCAACACACGTTGAAGTGGACGGCGAAGGTAAGCGTATCTTGGTTCAGTTGAACAAGGAATTCACTTATAACGGTGAACCTGTCAGCGATTTCGCTCGTAATGGTCGTCTTGAAATGGATGGAACAGGCGCAGCGTGGAAGTACGAACCTCAAGAAACGACTGTCGCACCAGCAGCTGCAGTTTCTACGACAGCTACCGTAACTCCTACAGCAACAGAACCTTCTGCTACAACAGTTGCACCTAACCAATAATGGAGGTGTTTATGGCAGAATTTGAACGTTTAATTGTCCAAATTTTTCTCTCTCTCATTCCTGTTGTCGGACTTTATTTCTCGATGAAAGACCGAGCGACCAAACAAGAGAATCGTCTCACGGTTTTAGAGAAAGACATCGAGAATCTGCATGAATTCAAGATGTCTGCAAACAAACGACTAGATAACCACGATGAACAAAACAAGGCTATCTTAGTCCTTGCGGAACAAGTTAAGTCGTTAGGTGAAGATGTGAGAGAGTTGAAAACGTTGATTCAGAGTAAAAGCTAAGAAAGGGGCGCAGAATGGGTTGTAACAACCGCAAAGTTAATACAACCAATTTGGCTCGGATTGATGGTGGCGACCTTATTAAGCAAGGGGATTTGTCTTCCACCTTTGGGTTTGAGTTGTTAGACGAGAATTATCGTGTCATGACCTTGTTTGAGGGTCAAGATGCGGTTATTACTCTAACAAAGGGACAACGTAGGTGGAAGACAACTGCTCCCGTCACTAGCCATTCTGTCAATTTTAATTTAGATAGTATTTTACCAAGCGGAAAATATCGAGTGGAAATCTCGGTTGGAGGGTATATCTTCCCAAGTGATAGAGATACTTATATTGAAATTGAAGACTCAGACAAGGAATTGGTTACGGAAGATATCTATAAATTAAAGGAATTAGATATCGTTGAAGAAGTTAAGAAACAGCTTGCAGAACGACATGTAAGCGAAGGTGGAGCATGTCAGGAAATTCCTGATTTGCTCACATACTATAATCTTGGAAAGGTATAGAAAATTATGGATACAAGTAAATGGATTGCATTCGCTCAAGCGTTGGGAGTTGATTACAAATCGCTGAAGCAGTTAATCGATACAAAGATTGACAATGCTACGTTAACGCAAGCTATTGAGCAGGCAAAAACAGCAGTTAAGAACGATCTTTTAGGTGATGGGGTACCTGAAAACCTCAATACGCTTAAAGAGCTCGCTGAGGAAATCGCTAAATTGAGCGGTAGCACTGAAGGCGCAGTGGTTCAAAAACTAGCCGACCTCGGTCGTCGTATTGACGAATTTGCCAACCTTGACCTGGTAGCAACGTATAATGCAGCGAAAGCGTGATTGCTATGAGCAATTTTGAGGAATTTGCTCAAGCAGTCGGTCGGGATGTTAAAACTCTGAATCAAAGGCCTGAACCAAGGCTGACATTAACAGGAAATACCCTCGGCATTGTCGGGGGTAATAATGTCACTCTACCTTTACCAGAGAATGTAGGCCATGAAATCCGTGGTACAGGCTCACCAGAAGGCCGTATTGTGGCGGACATTGGGACTACTTACGTAGATATCAATGTCACAAACGGTGCTCTGAAATGGATAAAAGAGAAAGGTAGTAACAACACTGGTTGGCGTGTCTTGATTGGTGATACAGGTTGGAGGACGTTAAGCAGTGTCTCTAGAGCAGGCAACTCGTTCATCAAAATACGAAGAGTTAACAACTTAGTTACTTATCAATTCGGGGGCTTGCAGTGGGGTTGGTTTGGAGTAGGCAGACGGAATGGACCTGGATTTGTAAGACATAATAGTAGTGGAGATAAAGGGGCTAAAGTTGTTGTTCCTAACGGTATTCCAGAAGGCTTTAGAAGCGAAAATTCACTTGTAGGACCAACTTATGACGATAAGGGTAGACCTTATGGAATTTGGTATTTAGGCGGTAAATCTGACTTAAATTTCATTCAATTCACATTTAACGAAGACATCCCAACCAACAGAGATATTGGAGATATCCGTGTAAGTGCTATCTCTTACTTAACCGATGAGCCTTGGCCGACAACATTGCCATAATAGAAAGGAAAGCAATATGATTAACTGGAAATTACGACTAGAAAATAAATACTTTTGGCTGACTGCAATCCCAGCCTTCTTGCTTGTCTTGCAAGCTGCTGCAGCAGTCTTTGGATATCATCTGGATTTGGGTGATATCGGCAACAAGCTGATTTTGCTTGTTAATGCAGTCTTCGTGTTCTTGACTGCTATCGGTTTGGTCAACGACCCAACGACTAGCGGAATAACAGACAGCACACGAGCGCTAGACTATAAGAAACCAAGTGAGGAGTAGGTATGTCTAAAAAACAGGAAATGATTCAATTCTTCATCGATAAAGCTAATGCTGGCGATGGAGTGGATAATGATGGAATGTACGGAGCTTAAGCGAATGGGCTCGTAACCTCGAGAATTGCTGGAACCTCCTTAGAGCTATGAGGCTACAACGTAACTGGTAACAGTAAGCGTGAATGCTTAAAAACTTCATAGATTGGAAAATCAGCAGCCGAGCCTCTATGGTAACAGTAGAGGAAGGTTCAACGACTAAGTGCTTGCAATCGCAAGACAGCACGAGGTATTTGTGGTATAATATAGTTAGACGAAACGAAAGGTTTAACTAATGCAGACGAAAGAGCATAAAGATGTTGGAAAAACATTTAATCATCTAAAAGTATTGGAAATATCAGGTAAAAATAAATACAATAAATTACTTGCTCTGTGTCAATGTAATTTGTGTGGAACAAAAAAAGCGATGGTGCTTACTGAGGTAAGAAACGGATATTCAAAATCGTGTGGTTGTTTGTCACGCATAACATCGTCTTCTAATTTTAAAAAACATGGAATGTCTGGTACAAAAGTTCACCGAGCGTGGAAAGGTATGAAACAGAGGTGCAATAATTCATCATATGATCACTACGAAAGATATGGCGGTCGGGGAATCACATACTCTAAAGAATGGGAAGAGTTTGAAAGGTTTTATGAAGATATGGGAGAACCTCCTGGTGAAAAATATCAATTAGATAGAATCGATAATGACGGAAATTATTGTAAAGAAAATTGCAGATGGGTTTTGCCTAAAGAAAATTGTAACAATAGAAGACAGTATAAAAACAAAACTGGATTTACAGGAGTCGTTGAAAATACCAGTAAAAAAGGGAGGTACTCTTCATATTACAACGTAAATAGGAAACACGTCTATGTAGGTAGCTTTAATTCACCAGAAGAAGCTTACAAAGCTAGAATTGAAGCTATAAAAAAATATAATCTCGAAAATAATGCTAATCTAAAATTTATTGAATTAGATGATTACCACAAATAAAGATATAGTCTCATCTCATATGAAAGTATGAGCTCGTTATAGAGGGAATACGTTATACATTCTTGGTTTGAAATAACCAAGAGGAGAGTCGTATTTTAAAGAAAATGCAATGTGCTGACGTACCTTGTTACGGGCTTCGTCATTGGTATGGTGTGACCCTTTGGGGCAATGCTTATGATCTTCTTGAGTCAGCACGTTCTCAAGGACTAAAAGTCGTGTATGACGCTGATTATCCAAAAGCTGGCTGGTTCTTCGTGAAATCCTATGTAGCTGGCGACGGTGTCAATTATGGCCATACAGGACTTGTCTATGAGGACTCAGACGGAAATACTATCAAGACGATTGAACAGAATATCGATGGCAACTGGGACTACTTGGAAGTAGGTGGTCCTTGTCGCTACAATGAGCGCTCTGTAAGTGAAATCGTTGGGTACATCGTGCCGCCTGAAGAAGTTGAAACTGGCTGGCAACAGAACCAGTACGGCTGGTGGTGGGTTCGTGAAGACGGCTCATATCCAACCGATAAATGGGAGAAAATCAACGACGCTTGGTACTATTTTGATGATAAAGGCTTCATGAAACGCAGTACATGGTTGAACTATAAGGATGCTTGGTACTGGTTCACGGATTCGGGATCTATGGCCACTGGTTGGGCTCGTATCAACAACGCTTGGTATTACTTCGATGAAGACGGCAAGATGGTCACTGGCTGGATTAAACACAAGCAGACCTGGTACTATCTCGACCGTAAGGATGGAGCTATGGCATCAAATGCCTTTATCCAGTCCGCTGATAAGACAGGCTGGTACTACCTTAAGGCAGACGGCACATTGGCAGATAAACCAGAGTTCACAGTAGAGCCAGATGGCTTAATTACGACGAAATAATTTTTAAAAAATAAAATGAAAGGAAAACTTTTCTAAAATGTTTATCTACCGCAGGCTCAGGCTTGCGGTTTTTTTGTTTGTCTGAAACAAGAAATTATCTAACTGACCGACGTTGATGTCGGTCAGCAAAAAGATGGTTTGCCTGAAAAATTAGATCTTGTATTTCTATTTTGCAAAAACACGCATTTTAGACAATTAGAAACCAAAATCTCAATCCTATTGTGCAAAAAAGCGTTTTCTTGAACAATAGAAAGGGAGAATCGTGTTTCATTCATTGCAGATGTATGAGATGGAAAAAAGAAATAATTTTACTATCCTTTATTGAGATGTTGGTGGTCTTGCTCATCATCAGCGTACTTCTTTTGCTCTTTGTGCCTAATCTGACCAAGCAGAAAGAAGCAGTCAACGACAAAGGAAAAGCTGCTGTTGTTAAGGTGGTGGAAAGCCAGGCAGAACTTTATAGCTTAGATAAGAATGAAGATGCTACTCTGAGCAAGTTACAAGACGATGGGCGAATCACAGAAGAACAGGCTAAAGCCTATAAAGAATACCATGCTAAACAAGGCACCAGTCAAAGTGTTTCAGATTAAGGCCTTTACCATGCTGGAAAGTCTTTTGGTTTTGGGTCTTGTGAGTATCCTTGCCTTGGGCTTGTCCGGCTCTGTCCAGTCTACTTTTGCGGCTGTAGAGGAGCAGATTTTCTTTATGGAGTTTGAAGAACTCTATCGGGAAACACAAAAACGTAGTGTAGCTAGTCAGCAAAAGACTAGTCTGAACTTAGATGGGCAGACAATCACTAACGGCAGTCAAAAGCTGACAGTTCCTAAAGGAATTCAGGCACCATCGCGACAAAGTATCACATTTGACCGAGCTGGGGGCAATTCGTCCTTGGCTAAGGTTGAATTTCAGACCAGCAAAGGAGCGATTCACTATCAATTATATCTAGGAAATGGAAAAATTAAACGCATTAAGGAAACAAAAAATTAGGGCAGTGATTTTACTAGAAGCAGTAGTTGCTCTAGCTATCTTTGCCAGTATTGCGACCCTACTTTTGGGACAAATTCAGAAAAATAGGCAAGAAGAAGCAAAAATCTTGCAAAAGGAAGAAATCTTGAGGGTAGCTAAGATGGCTCTGCAGACAGGTCAAAATCAGGTAAACATAAACGGAGTTGAGATTCAGATGTTTTCTAGTGAAAAGGGATTGGAGGTCTACCATGGTTCAGAACAGTTGTTGGCTATCAAAGAGCCATAA